CTCCACTGTCAATATCTTTTTTCAGTGTTTTATAAGCACTAAAGTAACAACTATCTGTGTCACCGTATATAATTGCTTTGCCTATATGGTCATAGTCACCAGTTACAATTTCGTTTACCTTACCAGCCATGTGCTTGGCAATTTGACGTCCTGTGAGTGTAGTTGACTGTCCAATGCGCTTATCAAAAAACCTGCAACCAGGATTAAGGATAGCACCGTAAAGACTGTTAAGGTTAATCTTTTTAACCAACTGTCTTTTGTCCCAATATTCTTCTTCAACTTTATTCTCCGCTTTAATAGCATCTTTTAGTTTGGCCTGCATCTCTTTACGTTCAGCATACCAACGTTTAAGAAGTCCAGGTATTACACCTTCTTTTTCATATGTAAAGATAGTGCCATTGGCACTGATCATCCATGGTTGATTACTGTCAAAAATTAATTTGTACACCTCTGCGGCACTGAGAACATCATAACCGCCTTCTTCCCAGTCAATAATAATTTCTGTGCCAACTTCTCGATTCATCACAGCAGTGTATTCATCACTGCCAAATTTACCTTCCCAACTGGCAGCAAAACTCTTTCCCTTAGCTTGTTGACTTTGTAAGTATTCTTCAGTCATTGTTTGACGCAGTTGTCCTACAATAGTTTCTGGACCCATGTTTAACGCACGAATGGCACTGGGATATAGACTGTTAATATCTAACGAGCCAACCCAGTCTTGTAGTCCTTCTTTAGGATGCGCAACATAAGCACCTGCCGCCGCAGTATCTTCACGTTCACTCATTTTAGTTCTGCTAGGAACAACGAAACCTCTGCGATGAGCCTCATTAATAATGGCCTGTTCTGTAACTGCTACAGCCCCCATTGTAGTCTGTAATAGCACGGTGTTTTCATGTGCCAATGTGTTGGCTAGATCTAGGAATTTTAGTTTTTTATCTAACTTGTCTAGTAGTGCAGTATCTTGTCTGTTATATTCAATAAACTTACGAAAATCATTGTTATATAATTGATCCAATGTACCTTCATAGGCAACTTTTTTCTCACCAACTTCCATTTCACCAATAGCGTCTAATCGATATGTGTGACGTTCTTCGTATGTATACCTGCGATATAGCTCCAAACTATCCAAGTGTACACGACCTACAAAGTCATAAGTTACAGCAGTTTTACCATACTTTTCATATTCTCGGCGTTTAGGAAATTGATCAAACAAACAAAAACGTCTTGTATCTTCTTTGCTTAGAACTTTTGTTACACGATTTACAGTATAAGGTACGTCATATCCTTCACTGTTCCAGCCACTGATAATGTCTGCATCCTGAATAAGATCTAGAAATGCATCTAGCATTTCTGCTTCAGTATCAAAAAGTATAGTATCTGGAATACCCTCTATAGTTTTTTGTGCTTGATCTTTGGTCAGTGTTTTTGGCGGGACCGCAAAACAAATTAAAGTGTTCAACCATTGTAAGTGTACTGCAATAGAAGTAATGGGCATAAATGCATCATCTGGACTTGCATATCCTCTTTCCGGATCAAAGTCGACCTCAATGTCAAAAAATGCTACGTGCAGTTTTGGTGGTTCACTGTTTAGGTAATTGTCACTTAGACAGACAAATATTTGATTGATATCAGCCTCATAAATCTTTTTATGGCTGTTGATTTTTAGTTCTTTGTGAAAATCTTTTTGTGACTTACAAACAACCCTTGTTACCGGTGTACCATATATTGATTGGTGTTTGCCTTTGGGGTCTTCGTAATAAAATGTGTAACGGGCAGGAATATCTCTATATTCTCTTTTACCGTCTTTGTTGCGTTCAACCACTTTGACAACGTCATTGTCACGGTCGAACCATGCGTCTACATAGCTCATTTTTTCTCCTTTGCGATTTAAGGCCCGCAAATACCATAGTGATCATTTGTGGCTGATCATACCTTACTCTTATTGTATAGTTATCAGTCTTATCAATGCAATCACATCGATAGTGACTAGCAGTAGATAATTCGCCACCATACCTGTGCTTTTTCTAGTCCACGCAGCCCAAGTAAATATGGTACACTGAGCTATAAACAACGGATACAGAATTAAAAATGGAGGGTTTGGTAACGTTGCACCCATCCAGATTGCACATACAATACTTAGAATCCAAGCTGTGATTTCTAAAACAAATCTAAGAGGCCACTCTTTAAAATCTTTCTCAGCCCATTTATAGACATCGATTACTGCGTTACTTATATGATCCATGAACTTCCAACATTAAATCTTTTTGGTAACTTCTAAAATGCTTTCAATTTCAGCCCAATCTTCATTGTACGCACTCCAGTCACCCTTGTGTGCTATTTTGATAGCACGTTGAATAACGCTGGGTTTAATATTAAGTTCTTCTGCAACGGCCTTAACAGTTTCTTTTAAGCCTTCTTGTAAATCTTCAACTTCACGTAATACAGTTGAGCCTTCATTAATCAAACGTTCCAATTTAGCCTTTTCTTCTGGTCCGTACATTCTTGACATGTTGTTACTCCTAAATAAGCCTTATTGTACATTACTTATATTTCTAAGTCAAGCAAAGGTAAAAAAACGGCAAATTAAATTTGCCGTTTTATTTGAATAAAGATTTTATTCTTCTGCAGGGGCATCTAGTCCTAGCTCTTTCAATGCCTTTCTCGCAGCATCCAATTCTTTGGTAGCCATATCAATTACATCTGCAGGAGCATCTTGGCTAAGAGTATATTGACCAATATCACTCATTAATTGCCCAATCTCTTTCATATCTGGATCATCAACCGGTGTTGCTGGAGTTGGACTTGGTGCTGGTGCTGGAGTTGGACTTGGTGCTGGTGCTGGTGCTGGACTTGGATCAGGTGCTGGTACGGGTCCTACTGGTCCTGGAGTTGGTACTGGAGTAACGTCTTGTTTTGGATCGTCTTTGTTTAATCCATAACCTATGGCTGCGCCACCGGCAGCAGTTGCCAATGCTGTTTTAACTGGATTAGCTCTAACTACTTGTCCAGCTGTGTTAGCTACTCTAGCTGCTTTGCTTGCTGGGTTGACAGCACCAATACCTGCTTTAGCTTGTTGAGCTTGTTGTGCTGGTGTTAATGGTTTCTTACCAGCAGCCTTTCTTGCGGCGTTGGTAGCTTTTTGTGCCGCAGCTAGTTCGTCAGCACTTCTAACTGTGCCTGTGGCTGCTCTACCGCCTATACCGCCAATAAAGTTTCTACCAACGTTAACTGCGCCCTTAACTCCTTGACCAATAGCCTGGAACACGTTTTCATCTATGTCATCGCCTTCATCAATACGATTTTCAATATCCTCTAACTGCTTACGTAGTCTCGCAATGATTTCACTTTCGCTTAAATTTTCTATAGTCATTCCCTTAGGGAGTGCATTTTTAGTTGCAGTATCTTTACTTAATGGACTGTTTTTCTTTACTTTGTCTAAGAGTTCTTTTAATCTTGCGATTTTTTTCTTTAGACCTTCTCTTGTAAGTGCATCTGCTTCTGCTTGTGCATTCTTAGTATCAGCTGCTTGTTTTTCTTTATCAGCTGCTGCCTTTTTGGCAGCGTCCATCATTTGTAATAATGCCGCATAACGATCTTTGATTGGTTCTACTTTAGGATCAGAAATATCATTTAACTGCATCATAATTGCTTGTAATGCTTTTAAATCTGGGTCTTCTGCAGGTGCAGCGGCAGCAGGAGTTCCACCAGCAGCAGGTGTTGATGTGTAGCTACTGCTTGTATTGTTTACTGCGGGATCTTCTTCAAATAAGTCGTAGCCAATGCTTTCTGCTAGTGCTCTAGCAATACCACTAGTAAATCTACTTTCGCTAGTTGGTGCAGCATATTTCTTTTCTAGTTTGTCTAATAATGGACCAGCTTTGCCTACTAAGTCTGCGATTAACTGTTGTGTTCTTGCATCTCTGGAAGTTTGTTTGGTATCAAGATCATATTGACCTTTTTGATCACCCCTAAACATACGACCTAAAAATGTTGATGTACTGGCATTTTGAGGAACTAGACCCAACTGTGCTAACTTTTGATCTGAACTTTTACTAGCTGTGGCACTGATCCTTGGAGTTTCCTGTTGTGTCATGTAGTTTTTATCAGGTGTTGCACTGACAAAATATCCACTTACAGGATCATATAAACCTGGCAAATTTTCTTTTTGAGCCAAGCCCATAAGTATTTTTGCACGTTTTTGTTCGCTTTTTTCTTGACCAACTGCGGCAGTGACTTGATCTAAAGTCAATGCTTCGTTAAGTGCTTGTATACTATCTAATTTTGAAATTAGTGATCTAATGTCCATGTCTTGTTCCTTAAATTTTACCAATCTTTTTCGTCTGACTGTTCTGGAGCCGCTGCCGCAGGTGCTGCCGCAGGTGCTGCCGCAGGAGCCGGTGTCGCTGCCTGTGCTGGTGCTGGTTTTGCCGCTGGAGCTGCTGCCGGAAGTTTACCTTGATATTTTTTTGCTATTGCAGGAAATTGTGCCATTGCTGCTCGAGTCTGCGGACCCATTTTCCCATCAACTGTTATAGTTGCACCTGCTTTTTGTAATTCTGCTTGCATCTGTGTTACTGGAGATGCTACACCAGTTTTTCTATTTGGCTGGGGTGTTGGTGTTGGGGCTTGACCTTTTTGCGCAGCCTTACCCATTTCATCATAGTCTGGAAGTACACTGCCTGTTTTAGCGTAATCACGACCCATTTGCGCACCAATTAAACCAGTTGCTACGGTAGTACCTAAGCCTGGAACTAGACCTGCAAGACCTGCACCAGCACTAAGCGCCGCACCAGTATAGTCACCTGCTTGAGCACGTTTGTAAGCGTCATACCCACCTGCTACTAAACCGACACCTGGGAGAAATCTTGCTGCTTTTGCTAACATACCTGGTGCTGCCTGGCCAGCAACCTTAGCTGCCGTTGCTGCTGCCGCTTCGTTTAATTCAATTTTA